TATAATGTCCCATCTCTAAACTGAGAGATACGAACCCAATTCACATAGTCCGGAGGTAAAACAAAACGTAGCTGATTGCTAATGTCTAGCTGAAGGATTTTAATCTCCTTCATAGCATCGTAATTCAATTCCTGTATGCCTCTTTTAGCATGGAATAAAATCTGATATCGCTCAATGTTATTGATAAGCTCATGGTTGCCCTGATACATTAACATAAAATTATTTACTATATCTGCTAAAGAGACAAACTGATATGACCCCCAGTTCTTATCCGTGGGGGCGGTACCTGAATTTTGATAATATGCGTAATCTGTTATATATGCCATAATGAATATTTTATTGTTTATCAGCTGCTATTGTTGCTTGCGCGAAATTATATACCGCCTCTTCTCTTATCTCCACTCCTATATATTGACAGATTTTAGCTATTAAGATAGGCTCATCTGATAGGGGCAGCTCAAAGTCTTGATAGTCAGCTTGTGTGGCATCGAACAAAGGCTCCCCTCCAAGGAGCTGGGCGTAGGTCCATTTAGGCGCGTTAGGGTACCTGACATATTGCGCGAACATTGTCCCTGGAGTTGTTAATGTTGTAGGGTAAATATTTGCTGTGTTACCCATAGCAGTGTTGGTGGCATTCCCTAACACATAGGCAGGATACCCTGCTGACGGAGAGGTGAGGGGTGAGGAGTTTAAGTAAAATATTTTATTTTGGTTAACTCTTTCTACCTCTACTATTCCGGTAGCTGATACCACAACATAGGTGTCCCCTATTGTCCCTGCCAAAGAAAATATACTTTCTGTCAATGTCAGCTGGGTATTGCTGTCTACACTCACGATATAGGCACTCTGGCCGGCTGTAAGGCTCGTAGAGGACGTTGATGATACCACCTGCCCCGCAAGAATTCCGCTCGTTACAAATGTAGCATTTACGTCTGTTAAAGTAAAGCTTCCAGCAGCTGTAGTCGTGCTTGTCGTAACGACTGTCGGGTAGTAATTAATTTTATTTATCAAATAATAATTACTCGGCAAAGAGAATAGGTTTACTCCGTTATTTACTAATGTCTGCGTCTCGGAGAAGCTGTCTATTACTTCTTCCAGTCCTTTGGTAATATCCGCATATCCGCTGCCTGACTGCCGTAGGTTTTCTCTTACCAGCTGATTATTATATTGATTAAAATAATCCTCAAACATATCCATCTGAGCTTGTTTGGCATATAGATTAAAATCAGCCGGAGAAATATACCCGTAGTTGTTTTTATTTGCTATAGCCAACACTGTATTTCTTACATCGTTAATAGGCATAATTTATTCTTTTTACAAAGATAACAAAAAAAAAGAGGCTACTTTTTTTTAGTAACCTCTCTTTAATTATTTAATTAATGCTGTTATGCATTAACGATACTTGTTACAGCTTTTGGAAGACTTATTTCAAAATAAGGATTCTGCCAAGATGTAGCTAATGCTGTTTCCATATTATCTAATATAGAAGTGTAAACATCATGGGCTACTTGAGCCGCTGTTGTAACTGTTGTAGTAGTTCCATCAACATAGTCAATTGTAACTGTTACTGCCGTACCTGATGCTGCCGTAGCAACCGCTTTAACTCCGTCAAGACTAATCAATTGACCAGTAATAGGAGCATTTGTAATTTTAAGAAATTTTGCCATTTTATAAAAAGGTTTTAATGGGTTAATAAAGTATAAAGATAGCAAAAAAAAAAGCTACCCTTTTAAGGTAGCTAATTTTCCAGTTAGTTAATTTTTATTATTTTTTATTCTTTAACTTATTTTTTAAAAGTTTAAAAACCTCAAGTCCTTCATCTGATTGCATAAAAGAAGCAATAATATAATTTGGATCTTCTCCGTAAGGGATGGTAAGCATTTTCTTCTTGTTGTTAGGAAGGCTATAGTACACATCTTTATTATTGTTTTTATAGGCTAAGAACCCTGCCATCATAAACTGATGAACAGTATCCATAAGCTCCAGCATAGGGTCATTTACGGTAGCCATAAAATCCTCTGGTCTAGCCTTAGCATATAAAAGAACATCTCTTTTTAATTCAGGGATAGTCATGTTATCCACGCTATTGCCCATTAATACTCTACAAACAGAAGTAAGTTTATCTACATCTTTTGTAATTTTTTTAGCCTCTATCTGAGCCTCTAATTCCATCTCTACCGCTTCCAGCTCTATGGCTGCATCGCGAGAGTTGTTTATCTCTTCAAATACCATCCCGTTGCTAGGGTGATAATGTAAAAACTGCTGTAATGCTTGGTTTTGTTTTTCAACTATTAACATCCCATCTTCAAACACAATTGGCTCTAGGATAGCATTTCCATCTTGCTCATCCTCAAAGGGAGACTTCTGATTTCTTGCATAACGAAGGGGGCGGTTAATGCCTTGCTCTTCATCGAAATGTAATAAGGGAGATCTTGACGAGTGTCGTGATGCTAGCATGTATGAAAGTGGCTGCTGCTGACCTGAAAGCCTATAGGCTTTGTTCTCGTATTTTTCTTTTTGTTTTGCCATGATAATATAATTTAATTTAATTTAAAAAAAAAGGGGGATGGGTTACCACCCCCCCTTTGGTAACTGCTATTTATGCATCTTGGAATAAGAAGAAGTTGTTAGCACCTAAGGTACATACAGCTCTTTCAGATAGGAAGTTGACTTCCATTGCATCCAGGTCGCTAGTTCTTGCGCCACCAGCAGAGCCAGTGATCCAAGTTTTATAGCGGCGATCTTCAGTCTCTGAAGCTCTATAACGAACATGAAGGAAAGGACGCTTAGCGTTCTTGCCTAAGATTTGGTCGTAAACAGTGGTTGAACCAGCAGGAACTAAAAGTCCGTTGATTGCACCTGCATTTACACCACCTCTCATAGTAGGATCGTTTAGGTATTTCCAGTCAGACTTGTAGAAGTCGTAACCTCTACGGAATCCTGTGAAGCCTAGGTTTAGAGCCATGTCCTTATCATTGTCAAAGAGACCATAAGAAGTGCCACCCGCTCCATAGGAGTTTTGTGCCGCTAGCATATCGTCAATATCGAATGAGAACTGTCGGTTAACGAAGATTACATTCTCTTCGATAGAACCCTGCTTGTCAAGACGTTGGATCACTTGATCAAACTGAGCCAAAGCTACTGGGTTACCACCGCCGAAAACATTACCTCTGTTTCCTACAACGTAGAAGATACCGTCAGAACCTGAAGCACCGGCAACACCTGCACCTACACCTACACCTTGTAGGAAGTCTGCTGCACCAGAAGCTGCTGCTGCTGGAACTGCTTCCACCATAGCTGTCTCTAGATAGTCTTCGAAACGAAGTCTAGTGTCATGCTCAGATTTTAGATACCATAGGTAGCCAGTTGCACCGTTCTCAGATGTAACCTCAATCCAACCGATTTGAGCCATGTCAGAACCAGAGACAGAATACTTGTCCTTGATGATGATTGGCTTGTTATCGAAGATGAAGTCATCAGACTCGTTAGAGCCTACCATACCGACTGTTCCTTTCGCGAACTCAGAACCATAGATGAAGATATCACAGCTCACTGCCGCCGCCATCGCCTGACCACCTACTTCGTAATAAGCTACGGTAAATGTTCCGGGATTTGCTGAGGTAGGAGCAACGCTGATGATGCCTTTATTCTGTAATGTAGATCCAGGGGTATTATCTGAAATCATTACTGTCTGACCAACTCTAAGTGTAGCTAAAGTGCCGGAATTGGCATTCAACTGTGGATTAAAGTTAGTAGGGTTGTTAGCTCCTACACCTGGGGCTACGCCCACGCCTGGAACTGTCCAAACACCACTTATTGCGGCTGCCGCACCTGCGGAAGTACAAGATTGGTATTTAGTGTGTAACCTTCCTTGCTCAGCCCATTTGATCATGTCTGAGTTAGAAGGCATTTCAGCACCCACCATTCTAAGGAATGAGGCTACTGATCTATTTCCATAACGCTCGAATTCCTTTTCGTAAGTATCAGGAAGATACTGATTCAAGAAATCGAAGTTAGTGATATAGTTGGTTGATAACGGGGTTTGTTGCGCACTCGGCTGCAGGTCAAATCCCGGGGTTAAATTTACTGCCATTTTGGTTTTTTTAAGTTATTTAATGTTTTTTAACACTTCTAATTTTGAGTCCTCTGCCATTTTCGTGTCTGTCATTACTACTCACAGGGCGTATCTTCATTCCGTCTTTAGAGACAGATTGCGAATTTGATCTAACGTCCATATTAATGTTTTTCGATTTCCTTGAAACATCATCTACGGTATTAGCCACACCTTGATCATAGAAATATTGAGCAAATTTATCTGGGTTCATCGCTACCGACAAAGCCTTATGATAACCTACGGCATCTGTAATTAAGCCACTATCATCCAAATATTTGCCAATGAAATTGCCAACATTTGATTGAACATTTTTTAACTCTTCTGCGGTACCAGGCTTAAAGGTTAAGTTGTTATCAGACACCTTGAAATCAAAACCTTTGAAATCACTGTTAAACACATTATTTGTTTTGTCTATAAAAAACTCTTGCTTCTTCCTGTTTTGTTCTTCTACGCTTTTAGATTCCTCTATGTAACTCTTATAAGCGCCAAGGTTCTTTTCCTGGTCTTCCGATAATGCACCCCCACCTGACTCAAGAGGGATGTTGTACTTATCTTTTTCTCCATTCAAAAACTTCTTTGCCTTAGCGAGTTCTCGTTTTTTTGCTAACTTAACTTTCTTGATTTCTCTCGGCTCATCTAGCTCCTCATCGAAACTAAACTTATCCTCAATAATATCCTGAATGTCTATCTCGTCTAAACCTTCTTCGGTTGAGGCGTAATAGTCAGCAAGTACAGCATCATCGTCCATCGCATCAAAATCCTTTTGTAAGTTATAAAAGTCTTTAATGCCACGTCCGGTCTCCTGCTTATACTTTAAATACACAGATACATCTTCCGGTAACTCCTCGTTTGCCTCTTTTTCCGCAAACAGTTCATCGATAGAATTTATATCCTTGTCATATCTATTCTTTATATATGAAAGAACGTCATCTTCTTGTAGTTCTGCAGTGGGCTTTTCAGCTTCTACGTCCTCTACTTTAGTTTCATCATCTGATTTTTCTTCAGGTAATGAATTTGCTTTGTCACTAAGATCTATCTTTCCAACAGAAGTATCACCCTCTTGTTCTTCGAATTTTTCTTCGTGTTTCTTTAACAAATCTACTTCCACCTCCACGCGAGATTTCTCTTCTTTGTTTATCTCTTTTACTTTAAATTCCATTTGATTTGATTTTTATAAAGTTAGTACTATTTAATTTAATTATCTTGGGTTAAATTCAGCTAGGTCAAAGCCATCTAAGCTGTCTTCATTAGACTCAAAAGAGATAGAAGGTAGGTTGCGTTTTCTCTGCTCTATCATCTTCGACTGATTAGAGGATTGCTTGTTCAATCTATTACTTTTCTCCTGCTCCCTATTCTGCTCTCTGGCGTCTAGCTGGTCTTGCTCTACCCCCTGCAGCTGCA